AGAGAACCGCCCAGCCACAAAAGAAGCACTGCGGGCAGACGTTGACAAGTTGCTGCGGAACATTCGCAGGACATACAAGAAAGCTGGGAAGGAAGCAAAGATCGTCTGGGTTCCAGAAGTAGGGGAGCGCGGGGCAGTACATATCCACATGACGCTGAATGCCATAGACACGCAGCTATTGAAAAAGTGCTGGGACAAGGGCTGGATCACAATAAAGCCCATGGACGACAACGGGCAATACAGGCGGCTTGCAGAATACTTTGTGAAATACTCTGAAAAAACCATGAAAACATGTGAAGGGTTCACGGGCAGAAGATACAACAGCAGCAAGAATCTTGTGATCCCGGAGCCACAGAAAAAGACAGTTTCTTCCAGAAACGCATTTAACCACATTGTCAAGGTTCCTTCGGGCTGGTATCTGGACAAAGACAGCATACGGGAAGCATGGCACGAAGTAACAGGCTTTATGTACTTCACATACACGCTGATCTACGACGGAAGATACCGGAAGCAGGATGAATCAGAAAGTTATTTGCTGAATCTGGAGACTGGGGAAGTAGAAATCACAGAAAAGCTGCAAAAGGCAGCAGGAAGGAAATAAAGATGGGACTAAACACAGGATATTTGAAAGCGGTAAGAACGGAAGAGAGCAACGAACAGTACACGCCGTTTTATGCAGTCGATCCGATCACAAAATACATACCGAAAACGAAAAAAATCTGGCGCCCGTTCGATTGCGAATGGTCAGCGTACTTCCAGACATTCAAGCGGGGGGGGGCAAGTCGAGCGTAGCAGCATAGACGACGGGCAGGGCTTCTTCACACATCAGCCGGAAGACTTCGACGTGATTGTGAGCAACCCGCCATACACGTAGAAAGACAGAGTGATCGAAAGGCTGTACGAACTGGAAAAGCCATTCGCGGTATTACTGCCGCTTAATAGCTTGCAGGGCGTTGACAGATACAGGTATTTCAAAAACGGGATCCAGCTTCTGACATTCGACAAGCGGATCGGGTTCCATAACGCAGAGAGCATGGAAGAATATAAGAAAGACAGCAGCTTTGCAACGGCGTACTTCTGCCGGGACATATTACCGCGGGATCTGATTCTGGAAGAATTAAGAGAATACAGAAAACCATTGAAAGAAGGTGAAAAGAGCAATGACAGAACCACAGCAGAAAGACTTTGAAGAACTGCTGGAGCAGCTGAAACAGGAAGAAGAAACTTGCGAAAGCTGCCCGGACAGAAACGCACCAGCGGACAGGTGCGAAGGATGCAGCACACATGGGAACATACGAGATCTTGAACAGCTGATCGCAAGTATGGAAAACTGACAGAAAGAAGGTGGGAAAATGTACGGAAATCTGAAACGCGGAGAAGACACGGAGCAAATGGGCGTTATTGACTGGGCGAACAGGAATTTGCAGAGGTTCCAAGAATTGAAAATGCTTTATCATGTGCCGAACGGTGGAAAGAGAAACCCGGCAGAAGCGGCGCGCTTCAAGGCAATGGGAGTGAAAGCGGGCGTCCCGGATCTATGTCTGCCAGTACCCATGAACGGGTATGCAGGGCTGTATATCGAAATGAAGTACGGCAGCAATAAACCGACTGCAGCGCAGAAAGAATGGATCAAGAACCTAAAGGAATACGGCTACAAAGTGACGGTATGCTATGGCGGCACAGAAGCAACAGCAGAACTGGAAGCGTACTTGCAGGGCAGCAGAACAATTCTGACAGATCCGAAGAACGAAAACTGCAAGCCGAAGAAGCGCATTGAAATATATTGCAGCAGTGAAGATACAGAAAACATAAGATCAGCGCTGTGCATGGCAGCAGCGAAAGGATCCTGCGTATTCGGTAGCGATTTTGTACCGGAGTGCTGCATAGACAGTCCAAAAGCGGAGACACACGAAGACTGCTACGCATGTGTCCTGCAAAATGTCGCCTTTGCGGAATACGATTGAAGGTGACAGGATGCCGAAAGCAATAATTGACTGGAATTCAAAAAGACGGCGCTTTCCGTACATGCGCGAAGTCTGCGGGAAGAAATACGGCGACAAGAAGCAGGCGAAGACATGTGAATGGGCTGACATGAACGGAATGAACCGAAAAGCAGCATATCAAAATAAAAAGGCGAAGGAAAGAAGGAAAGACCATGAAAACAATAGCGGTGATCAACTTAAAAGGTGGAGTAGCAAAGACAACGACGGCGGCGAACATGGCAACACTGCTGGGGACGAAGTACCAGAAAAATGTATTGCTGATAGACAATGATCCACAGGGAAACGCAAGCCAGTTCTTTGACTGCTACAGAAAAGATGAAAAATGCGGAGCAGCAAAGATACTTGACAGAGAAAGACCGGGGATTTTCACTGGCGTGGCAGCAGGCGTGGATCTGATCAACGCAAATATGACACTACTAGAAGCAGACAACGAACTGCGAACCAGCGAAGACAGACAAGACAACCGTTTTGCAGAATACATGGAAAAGGCGGCGTCAATATATGACTACTGCATCATTGATAACCCGCCAGCAATTCTAATGTGTACAATCAATGCGCTGTGTGCTGCGGATGAAGTAATTATCCCAGTGCGGCTTGATAACTGGTCAATCGACGGTGTGGACGTGATAACGGAGCAGATCGAAGCACTGAAAGCACTGAACAGCAATTTGAAAATAGCAGGAATCTTGCTGACGGACTACAAAAAGTCAATCGAAAATGAAGCCGCGGAAGAATGGCTGCGGAAGAACTGCAAATACAAAGTATTCAGCAGAAGGATCAGACACAGCGACAAGGCAGTGGCGGCGACTTATTACAAACAGCCGCTTGAAACATATTCGCCAAGATCCGCAGCGGCGACAGATTACAGAAAATTCATGGAAGAGTACACAGGCACAAAGAAAGCGTGAAAGGCAGGGAAAGGAAATGGCAGGCTTTGACATCACAAAGATACTGAACAAACAGACAACCGCACAGACCGAAAACGCAGTCACAGAAGATTTTGAGGAAATCAAGCTGGACTACGGAAAAATTGTGATCACAGGGGAAAACAAGTACAGCATGAACGACATTGAAGATCTGGCAGCAGGAATCGAAATGGCGGGCGGGCTGCTGGATCCGTTGATCTTGGGACACGTCAACGGAGAATACAAACTTGCTGGCGGTCACAGAAGATACGCAGCAGTAGATCTGCTTGTGAAGGACGGGAAAAAAGAATACCGGGAAGTACCTTGCAAATACAAGGACATGACGGAAACAGAATTCAGACTGTACATGCTGATCGGGAACACATTCAACAGGCACTACACAGACTATGACAAGATGATTGAAGCGGAAGAGTGGAAAGAGGTTTTGACGCAGGCGAAGGAAGAAGGATCTTTCCTGCCGGAAAAAGGCGTCCGCGTCCGGGACTACATAGCAAAGATCATGAAGACGTCGGCAGCAGTCGTGGGAGACTGGAACAGGATCAACAACAACGGAACAGATGCACTGAAAGAACAATTTGAAGCCGGAACAATCGGAGTGACGGCGGCAGCAGCGGCAAGCAGTCTGTCAGAAGAGGAACAGAACGACATTGCAGAGCGTGCGGCAGCAGGCGAAGACATAAAGGGAACCGAGATCAAGGAAATGATCGAACGGAAGAAGGCTGCGGCAGCAGCGCCGGAAGAAGACACAGAGCCGGAAGAAGCAACCGGAGAGCAGGAAGAAAAGACAGAAGAGGAACACACAAAAGCCACACTGGCACAGATGCAGCCGTCGGCGTCGGATACCGACACAACAGAAGAAGAAAAAGAGAATGCACGGCGCCTGCATGCACTGAAAATGCTTGAAAAATACTACATCTACTTGAACGAAGACGATCTGCGCTGCCTTGAAGCAATGCTGCAAGATTGCAAGCGACGCAAAATGGAATACGGGGCGTTGGACTGCGGATCTACAATTTGACGAAGGGAGACGAAACAAGGTGAATGGAATTGAAGTGACAGTCAACATCAATCTGAATGGCGAGAAGGTGGCAGGAATTACAACCGGGGAGCAGGCAGCAGAAACGCTGCCGCCCGGAGACGTGGGGCGCGAGGTAACACAGGAAGAAGAACAGCGCTTCGCTGTAGCGTCAGATCTTGCGAACGTGTGTGAATATCTGGAAGATTCAGAAGTAATTAAAATACGTCTGATCGTGAACAAGGCACAGGCAAGGAAGGACAGAACAGAGAAAGGGGACAAAAAATGAAGCAGCATACAGCAGCGATTGTCATTGCAGCAGTCAAAGCATTACGGGAAAGCGCACGGGATATGGCAGCAGAAGCGATACAGACAGCAGCCATGGCAGAAAAGCTGATCCAGTACACGGAAAGGCAGGAAGGATGAACGCGGCGGCAGTGATAGCGATTGCGGCAGCAGCATTCCTGTATGTGGAAGCAGCAATCGGGACAGGGTACTACATGTATTTGATTACCAGAAAGAAGACGAAGCAGGACGCGACAAAGGAAGAACGAAAGCAGCTGACAAGATACAGCATAATTGCTGGCGTAGCATTCCCGGTCACGTTTGCAATATTATTCGCTGCAAGGGCAGCAGAAAGGAAGTAATATGATCAACTACACTATGGTAATTATGACAGCCATCATCTGTGCAACACTGGTGCTTATGGCATGGATCGGACGGAAGAAGTAAGAGGGAAGAAGAATGAACAAAGTTGACTTGACAGGAAGACTGACAAAGGATCCGCAATCACGCTGGACGAACGGGCAGGAATCGCAGGAACAGATCTGCATTGTACGCTTCACACTGGCGGTGAACAGACGGAAGAAGGATGCGGGCGCAGACTTCATATCATGCGTAGCATTCGGGAAGAGCGCGGAAAGTCTGGAAAAGTATTGCAAGAAAGGAACAAAGCTGGAGATTTCCGGCAGAATACAGACGGGCAGCTATACCAACAAAGACGGCGGCAAAGTATACACAACAGACGTCATTGTCGAGGAATGGGAGTTCGCAGAAAGCAAAGCGGCAGCAGGGCAGCAGGGAAACCAGCAAGCGCCAGCACAGCCAGAGACAGACGCAAACGGTTTTATGAACATACCGGAAGGAATAGACGAAGAACTGCCGTTTTCGTAAAAGGTGGGAGCAGGCGCACAATAAAGCAACACTGGAGACGCCACAGAGCCGCACAGGCGGCAGGAAAAAGAAATTGCAATAAAACGTACAGAGTGGTATAATAAGCCAGTAAACAAGACAAAGACACACGCACAGACAACGAAAAGGTTTGTGCAGTGTGTCTTTTTTGTTTGCAGCTTTCCTTCGATCGGTGCAGGCGTCGCCGCTTGCACCGTATCACGAAAGGACATTCGACATGACGATAACAGAAGACCAGCTGGAAGCATGGATCAAACAGCTGATAAAAGAAAATAAATTATATAAGTTTTACAAGTGGCATGAGTGGCGGGAACTGTCCGCACAGGTGATGAAAGAAAACAATTATGAATGTCAGTTCTGTAAAAAGAAAGGCATCCACACCAGAGCGCGTAGCGTCCATCATGTGCAGTGGGTAAGGAAACACCCGCGACTTGCTATGTCGAGGACGTACACCTACAACGGCGTAGTGTATCAGAACTTGATCCCATTGTGTGAAGCATGCCACAACGAACAGCACCCAGACAAACGTATCACCAGTGAAAAGAAACATTTCACAAACGAAGAACGCTGGTGACGATCCCCCCGGTCAAAAAGAATCAGATTTTTGCTGCCGGAAGGGAAACGGGGCAAGGGGTAGACAAAACAGATTCGCGCGCACATGTAATGGGGGTGGTATATATGGCAGATGAAAGAAAGCCGGAAGTTAAAAAAATCACGCGATCAAAACCGTACAAAGAGATCGAAAAAGACCTGCGGGATCAGCTGGAAGCAAACGGCACATACGGCAAATTTTTTGAAGATATGATCGCCGATTACATGGCTATGTATGTCACGAAAACATTATTGATCGCAGACATACAAAAGCGCGGAACTATCGTGGAATACAACAACGGCGGCGGTCAGTCCGGTTACAAGAAAAATGAAGCAGTGGACATGTTCAACAAGACGAACGCACAAATGTTGAAGCTACTTTCTGAACTGGGGCTGAAAGCAAACGCCACGATAGGTGGTGGAGATTTTGACGACGAATTATAGAGACGTCCCAGAGCTTCAAAAGTACATAGATCTGGTCGAAAACGAGGGCAAAAACGGTGTAAAAAAGTGCTGCAAATGGCAAAAAAAGTTAATAAAATTTGTAAAAAAGTGTTTTGAAAACGAAAATTTGACCATAGATACAGAGCAGCTGAAAAAGTACATGGGTTTGCAAAAATACTTCGATTTTGGGCTGTTTGAGTGGGAACAATTTGTATTCACACTGCATTGCTGTGTGTTCCGTGAAGATGGGCTGCCGCGTTTCCCGGATCTGCTAATATTCGTAGCAAGGGGAGCAGGAAAAAATGGCTATCTGGCGTTTGAAGACTTCGCCATGATCAGTCCATACAGCAATTTGCAGCAGTACGACGTCGATATATGCGCCACAGCAGAAGAACAGGCGCGGACGTCCTTTGACGACATTTACAACGTGCTGGAGAAACACAGAAAAAAGTTGATCAAGTTTTTTCGCTGGACAAAATCTGAAATACAGTGCAGAAAGACAAGATCGAAAATAAAATACCGGACAAACAACGCAAAGTCAAAAGACGGCTTGCGATCCGGGAAGGTAGATTTTGACGAGGTACACGCGTATGAAAGTTACGACAATATCAAAGTGTTTACAACAGCGCTGGGTAAAAAACAACACCCGCGGCGAACCTATATCACAACAAACGGAGACGTCAACGACGGTGTACTGGATGATCTGATCGAGAAAGCAAAAAAGATTCTGGACGGAGAAATTGAAGACAACGGCTTCCTGCCGTTTATCTGTATGCTGGACGATCCAGAAGAAGTACACGTCGAAGAAAATTGGCACAAGGCGAACCCGTCCTTGCAGTATCTGCCGAACCTACTTGAAGAGACGCGAAAAGAATATAAAGAATGGCTGGAAAACAGATCGTCTTCCAGCGACTTTATGACAAAGCGTATGAACTGGAGACAGGGAAACGGAGAAGTGGAACTGACAAGCTGGGACAATATTCTGGCAACAAAGCAGGAAGTAGAACCGCCGAAAGCGCGTGAAATAGCTGTGGCTGGCATTGACTACACGAAGATCAATGACTTTGCGTCAGCTGGAGTGCTTACAAAGCGTGGTGAAAAGGTAGTCTGGAAGCAAAAAACGTGGGTGTGTCTAAAAAGCGCAGATCTGCCGCGGATAAAATACCCGCTGCATGAAGCAGAAGAAGCCGGGGAACTGGAATTCGTAGACGCCCCGGAGATCGCGCCGGAACTGATCGCGGAGTGGATAGGCGAGCAGATGGGCTTTTATTCAATCCCTATGCTTGCGCTGGACGACTACAGATTCGCTTTGATGAAACAGGCGCTTGCACGTTACGGCTTCACTTATGAAAACAAAAATATAAAACTAGTCAGACCTTCGGACAAAATAAAAGTAGAGCCGATCATAGACAGCGGATTCAGAAACCACAACATAGTATACGGCGATTCGTCGATCATGCGGTGGTACACGAACAACACAAAGAAAGTGAAGTCGAAAAAATACGGGAATTACGAATATCAGAAGATAGAAGCGAAAAGCAGAAAGACAGACGGTTTTTTCGCATTCGTAGCAGCTATGACGCAGCATGAATTGATACCGGAGCAGCAGGGATCAGCGGACGTGCTGCCACTCTTCACAATGTAGAAAGGGGGTGCAAGGAAGAATGAACATGAATGACTATTTCCTGCGGGCATTCGGGAGAGAATCGACGATCAACGTCACAACACAGATCGAAGAAGAACTGACAGAAGTGTTCTTCAAGGAACTTGCGACAGCATGCGCCATCAATATGATCGCAAGTCTGATCAGCAAATGCGAGTTCAGAACATTCATAAAAGGGATCCCCGAGAAAAAGGGTGAATATTACCTGTGGAACTACGAACCGAACCAGAACCAGAACGCCGGGGACTTCTGGCAGCAGTTTGTCACAAATCTGTTATATGATAACGCAGCGCTGATTGTAGAAGTTGGCGGGAAATTGTACGTTGCTGACAGTTTCACACGGACGCATTACAGCTTCCGCGAAGATGTTTTCAACAACATCACGATCGGAGATCTGACCATGCAAAGATCCATGTTGTCACATGAGGTCATATATCTGGAACTGGACAACATAAACACCAGACGGCGGCTGGAAGGATCGTACACAGCATACGGGCAGACGGTGGCAAAGGCGATCAGAAGCGTGCTACGTGCTGGAGCGCAAAAAGGAATACTGAATATTGATGCACAGACAGCAGCACAGCCGGACTTCACGACAAAGCTACAAACGCTGATTACAGACAGATTCAAGCCTTTTTATGATACGGATTCAGCGGTGCTGCCATTACAGACGGGGTACACATACACGGACGTAACGAAGCAGACAACAGCACCGACACCAGCGGATCTGAACGAGCGTATAAACTATGAATTTGAAATGGCGGGCAGGGCATACAAGATACCAAAAGCACTTATGCTGGGGGATGTATCAGACGTCGAGAAGATCACGAAGAATTTTTTGACATTCGCTATTGATCCGATATGCCAGCGGATCGGAAGCGAAGTGACGCGCAAAAAATATGGGGAAAAGCAGTTCGCAAAAGGAAATTACATGGACGTAAACACGAACTGTATACAGCATATTGATATTTTCGAGCAGGCGACGAATTCAGACAAGCTGCTATCGTCCGGGCTGTACTGTATCGACGAATTGCGCGTGAAACTGGGTGACACAGCTTTGAAGACTGACTGGTCACAAAAGCATTACATAACCAAGAACTATGCAGAAGCAGAAAAAATGGAACACTTAGGAGATGTGAAAGGGGGTGAATAAGGTTTGAAGAATCAGAAAGCACATTATAGCTTGCGACAGGAAGCAGGAAGCAATGTACATAAGCTGTACATTTATGATGATGTGACAAAGTACGGTGACTTTGACTGGTGGACGTGGAACTACAGCGAAAGCGAAACAAGCGCACAGCATTTCAGAAAGGTTCTGGAAGAGATACCGGAAACGGACGTCATAGAAGTACACATCAATTCAAATGGCGGCGACGTAGGCGAAGGAGTGGCAATCTACAACCTTCTGAAACAGAAGAAATGCAAAGAACTTGTAGCATACGTTGACGGGTTCGCATGGTCGGTCGCTTCTGTGATTTTGCAGGCAGCAGATCGACGCGTCATGGGGCTGGGAACCAGCCTCTTGATTCACAACATGTGGACGACGGTTTCCGGGAATGCGGATCAGCTGCGGAAAGCAGCAGACGACCTGGACACGCTCATGGAAGGAAACAGAAAAATTTACATGGAGCGAGTGAACATCACAGAAGAAGAACTGGAAAGCATGATGGATGCTGAAACGTATCTGACAGCAGAACAGGCGGTAGAACAGGGCTTCGCAGACGAAGTATCAAGCAAAGCCGGAGAAGAAGCCGGAACGGTCATGCAGCAGCTACAGACACAGCTTTTACAGCTGCGAACTGAAATGCTGAACCAGAAAGCAATCAGAACACAGATGCTTGAATTTTGCAAGCAGGCAAGCAAGAAAAACGAGGACAGCGCAGAGGACGAAGACGACGAAGCAAGCGACGGATCCGACGAGGATAACAGCAAGGACAACGACGACGAAGACAAAAACGACGATAAAAAGAATCAGAAAAACAATTCTGATCCGAAACAGTCTACAAATAAAATGGCGGCTTTATTAGCAAAAGCAGCCGCAAAAAATCTGGAAAAGAGGTAAAAGGCATGAGAAACAAAGACGTTGAACAGCTGTCGCGCGAGCAGCTGGCGCAGAAATTTAACGAAGCATTGAAAACCGAAGACACCGAGCAGGTGGCACAGGCAATGGCAGAAATGGCAGCAGGGATCGAAGAAGAGATCTTGCAGCGTGCAAAAGACGTGGCAGCAGTTGAGCAGCTGGACGCACAGGCAATGGCAGCACGCGGACTTCGCCAGCTGACCAGTGAGGAAAAGAAGTACTATGAAGCAGTGATCGGCGCTATGAAGTCCGAGAACCCGAAACAGGCGCTTGCATCTATCGACGTGACAATGCCGAAGACGATCATTGAAGATGTATACGACAGCTTGAAGCTGGAACACCAGCTGCTTGCAAAGATCGACTTCAAGAACACATCCTACATCACAGAATGGATCATGAATAAAAACGGAAAGCAGAAAGCGATCTGGGGCGACATTACAGCGGAGATCACAAAGGAACTGGAAGGATCCTTCGAGAAGCTGGACATGTTAATGTACAGCTTGACCGCATTTCTTCCGGTTGCAAAGTCCATGCTGGATTTGGGCGCAACATGGTTAGACAGCTATGTGCGCGAAGTGCTGAAAGATGCGATCTATGTCGGTCTGGAAGAAGGTATCGTCTGCGGAACAGGCGTAAAAATGCCTATCGGTATGAACAGAGACATTGAAGCAGCACACGGAGACGGTGAAAGCTATGTGAAAAAGACTGCGATCAAAGTCACAAAGTTTACGCCGGAAACATACGGCGGTCTGGTCGGTAAATTAGCAGTGACAAGAAACGGTCGTCCCAGAACGGTTGTATCACTGATCCTGCTGGTAAGCCCGGAAGATTACTGGAAAAAAGTAATGCCCGCAACTACGGTGCAGCGCCCGGACGGAACATTCGCAAACAATGTCCTGCCGTACCCGACAGAAATCATTCAAACAGAAGCGCTGACAAAGGGTGAAGCAATTCTGGGAATTGCAGAACAGTATTTTGCAGGAATCGGAACCGGAAAAGAAGGTACTATCGAGTACGACGACAGCGTGCGGTTTTTGAAGCGCGAAAGAGTGTACGCAGCGTTCCTGTACGGTAATGGTCGTCCGAAGGACAACAACGCATTCTTGCTGCTTGACATTAACGAGTTACAGCCCGCGTCATACACTGTGGTGACGGAATCCAACACCGTGGAAACCGTGGAAGTAGAAAAGACCACATGGACGGAAGAAGAACTGAACGCAATGACAGTGGAGAAGATCAAGGGACTGGCAGCATATAAGGGATACGCAATCACAAAGACTGCAAAGGCAGAAGTGATCGCGGAATTCTTAGCAGCACAGACCGCGGCTACGGCATAAGGAATAAGCAAAGGCAGCAGGGCAAAAACCTTGTTGCCTGTAATTGAAAGGCGGTGCAGCATGGCAGATGAAACGACAAAAACGCCAGACGAACAGCTGCTTGAAGACATTCTGAATGAATTGGACATGACGCTGGCTGACGAAAGTATGCAAAAAAAGATAAAAGACATCATGCAGCGCGGAAAAGCCCGGATCGAGAAGATCGGCGGCAAGCAGCTTGATTTTGCAGAGAATCAGCAGGCACGTGAATTGCTTTTTTCGTATTGTAGATATGGACGCAGCAACGCCATAGAACAGTTTGAACATGATTTTTCGCCACAGCTGACAGGCTTTGCACTTGACGAAGCACTGGCAACGCTGGAAAGCGGGGCAGAAAATGAAAGCAAGGTTTGAAGAATTCAACGACGGAACCGCCAGAATATGCACTGTGAACAATGACGGATTTCTGGTGGATAAATACGAAAAGCCACTGCGATTCGGAGAAGAAAACGTCAGCATGAAACGGCATTATGCAGCACAGGCAGCAGACACGCGGGTTGACAGAATGATCCATGTTCAGCAGCGAAAGGATCTGAAAGCGCATGAAGTCGCTGTGATCGGTGAAGATCAATTCGACATAGAAAAAGTCGATCAGATCAACGATACCATGCCGCCGATCACAAAACTGTCCTTGATAGAGTATGAAAAGCACAGACGAAAGGATTTTGCATGAACGTAGGCGCGACAAAGAAAATCAGACCAGATCAGCTGACCGGAACGCTTGCAGAAAGTCTGCTGGAATGGGAGCAGGAGAACGAGGAAAAGCTCTTCCGGGCGATTGACGACGCAGCCGACGCATGCAACGAAACGGCGGGACAATATCTGACACAGGGGCATGGTTACAAAACAGGCGAGTACAAGCGACATTTTGCAATAGAACGGCAGCTGACGGGGCGTCATAGCTACAGCGCCACATGGCATGTGGAAGCGCCACATTACAGACTGACACATTTACTGGAGAATGGACACTTGACACGCAACGGAACAAAGCGAACAAAAGCCGTAAAGCATATCAAATACGGGCGACAGATCGCAGAACAGGTGCTTGACGAAAAAATGAAAGGACTGTGGGAATGACAGACATCAAAACATATCTGGAGACAGAAACAGAACTGCCAGTAGCAGACACGGCGTTTGATAGACCACAGAAGCTGCCTTTTGTGGCGTTCATAGACAAGACGGCACAGGACGGCGACGACTTCCACGCCCGGATCGTCGAACACAATCTGACAGTAGAATTTTATGCAGAAAGACTGGACAACGAAAACGAAGGGAAGCTGGAAAAAGCCTTTGAAAAGATGAACTGGAAATTTGAGAAGGAAAGACAGTGGCTTCCAGATGAAAAAATGTTTGAAACAATTTTCACTATGAATTTTATGGAAAAGAGGTAAAAGGCATGAAAGGATCAAAGGAAAAAGTTGTGCTGGGATCCGGCAAAGTGTACACAATGTTATACACAGGAACATTGCCGGAGACATTCACAGAGATTCTGAAAAAAGTAATGACAGAAGAAAACCACACCGGATGGATCAAGAACGGCGCAAGCGTGGAGTATAAGCCCACAATGACGACAGAAAAAGACGATCTGGGGATGGTCGTAAAAGAGATCTTGACGGACGAAGAAGCAACCTTCAAGACAGGTCTTTTCACATGGAATGCAAATTCGCTGGCGAAGCTGTCCGCAACGGCAGTCATAACCACAGAGGATGGAGAAAACGGCAAGAAGTACAGACGCTTGAAGGTCGGCGGCACAGCCAACGACGACGGCAAGCAGTATGTGATCTTGTTTGTACATGAAGATCCGGTGGAAGGAAACTGCTATTTGCTGATCGTCGGAAGAAATACAGCAGGATTCACCATCACTTTTGCTGCGGATTCAGCGACAGTAATTGACGCAGAATTCAACTGCAAGCCGCACGACAGCCGCGGAACGCTGATTGAATTTGTCGAAGAGTACGAAGAAGAGTACCAGAACGAATACACAAGCGAGGAATTGAACGCGCTGACCGTAGATCAGATCAAGACCATTGCAGCAGCGAAAGGCTACACGATCACAAAGACAACAAAAGCCGAAATCGTTACAGAATTTCTGGCAGCGCAGACAGCAGCAAAAGGCTAACAATCAAGGAAATGCGGAGCATGTGATACATAGCCCCGCAGAATCGAAAGGAAGGAAAGCGGAATGGATTTATCAGTAAATTTTCAAAAAGCAAAGCGTAACTACATGACATTGACCTTTGATGATCCTAAAAGCGAAAATGGCGTCAAGGTAATTGTCGTCGGAATGCCGAAAAAGAAGGTTTTTGACGCACTTATGGACATGCAGGACACGATCACAGAAAGAGAAGAAGCGCAGAACGCAAAGGAAAGAAGCGGAGCAAACAGGCGTACAATAGAAGAATTGTACACACTGACCGCAAAGATTCTTTCCAACAATCTGAATGGTGAAGCAATCAGCAAAGACTGGGTAGAAGAAAACATGGACATTGAGGACATGAAAGCATTCTTCGCACAGTATGTGCGTTTCGTAAAGATCCCGGACACAGACCCAAACTAAACCCGCCCTTCTACCCGACAAGCGAAGAAGATTTCTTCGAGATCCCGACGTACTGGGAACATTTAGTACATGAGTACACAGGACTGAACATGAATGAAATCGAAGAACTGGAGTACATCGACTATTTGCAGTACAAGCGGGACGCTTTTATACATTCGTGCAATCATTCGGAAGAGGGGCGCGAGTATCTGGAGAACGCAAGAACGCTGATGCAGACAGAGCCAGACAGAAAGCGGCTGCGTGAACTTTTCGGAAAGCCGAGGTAAAATGGGAAAGGCACTGAAAGGGATCACAGTCGAGATAAACGGAAGCACTGAAAACCTTGTGAAAGCGCTTGAAAAGCCGAACGCCGAAGCAGCCAGCCTGCAAAAAGAACTAAAAGGCGTCAATTCACTTTTGAAGCTGGATCCCAAAAACACGGAACTGCTGGAACAAAAACAAGTGCTTTTGAAACAGGCAGTACAGCAAACGGAAGAAAAAATGAAACTGCTGACAGAAGCCGAAAAGCAGATGGCAGCAGCAGGAAAAGATGTAAACGACGACGCATACAGAGACTTGCAGCGAGAGATCGCAGCCACAGCGCAGAAGCTGGATTCACTAAAAAGTCAGATCAGTACATTCGATAAAATGAAGACCGGGGCGCAGAACTTCGGGAAATCGCTTGCTAACATAGCGCAGAAGATCCCCGGAGTGAATAAGCTAACGACAGCTTTTGGAAATGCAAAGCAGAAGATCACCGAGACGGTGAAGGAAAGCAAGACTGTAAAAACAATCGGGACTGCGGTTGACGGGGCAAGGCAGAAGGTGGAAGCCTTCAAAAACGCACACCCGGCAGTACAAAAAATCGCGGACGCATTCGGAAAAGCCAAAACGGCAGCAGGCGATCTGGCGGGGAAAATGCCGAGCGTAACGCAGACAGTACAGGCGGCAGGAAGCGCCGCAACAACCGCAGCGAAGGGTGGATGGTCAGTGCTGACAACAACGGTCGGCGGCACGATCAAAGCCTTTACGGCATTTTCAACAGCCGCAGCAACCGCCATGGTGGCGATCACAAAAGGAGCCGTGGAAAACTACGGCGACTATGAACAGCTGGTCGGCGGTGTGGAAACGCTATTCGGAGCAGGCGGGCAAAGCCTGTCAGAATACGCTAAGAGCGTCGGAAAGACGACGAAGGATGCGAAAGACGACTACAACAATTTGATCAAGGCACAAGAAGCCGTGATCGAAAAAGCAAACGGGGCATACAAGACGGCGGGAATGTCAGCGAACGACTACATGGAAACCGTGACGAGCATGTCCGCAGCGTTGATCCAGAGCCTTGACGGCGACACCGTAGCAGCCGCCGGAAAAGCAGACATGGCAATAACTGACATGTCGGACAACGCAAATAAAATGGGTTCTGATATGGAATCCATCAAAAACGCATATTCCGGCTTTGCAAAGGCAAACTACACAATGCTTGACAACTTGAAGCTGGGGTATGGTGGCACCAAAGAAGAAATGCAAAGGCTGCTTGATGATGCCACGAAGCTGTCGGGCGTAAAGTATGATATATCGTCATACTCCGACATTGTTGACGCAATTCACGTCGTGCAAACTGAAATGGGAATAACAGGAACGACGGCAAAGGAAGCAGCCACAACCATTCAAGGATCAATCGCTTCTGCGAAAGCGGCGTGGACGAACCTACAGACAGGGCTTGCGGACGAAAACGCAGACATTGACGCGCTGGTAGGGGAATTGGTCGATTCTGTGGTAACGGTAATCGACAACATAGCGCCACGCGTTATGGCAGCAGTACCGAGGATTCTGCAAGCAGTCCCACAGCTGATCACCGGACTGTCTGGAGCAGCGAAGGAACTTGCAGGCGAAGCAAAAGGGCTGGGACAATCGCTGATCGAACCGTTGACGAACAGCTTTTTTACATTGATCCAGACGGCAATAGCAATGCTTCCACAGCTACTGCCGGAAGTATTAAACGCAGCAGTAACGCTATTCACAGGCATACTGCAAGGACTAAACCAGACAATACCACAGCTTGCGGCAATTCTTCCGCAGCTGATCACGACGATAACATCAACAATCACACAAAATCTACCATCCATTGTCAGTGAAGGTGCAATGATCCTTGTAAATCTGATAAATGGTATCACGCAAGCAATCCCAACACTTATACAATCCATAGTCGATCTGATTCCTGTAATTGTACAGGCGATTGCAGAAAATCTGCCGCAGATCGTAGAAGCGGGTCTGAATCTGCTTGTTTCTCTGATCACAGGCATTGTACAGGCAATCCCACAGCTGATCGCAATGCTACCGACGATTATAACAACAATAGTCAATGTGCTCATTCAGAATTTACCACAGATTATATCGGCAGGAATACAGCTGATAGGTGCGCTTATTAGCGGACTGATACAGGCAATCCCCACGCTGATTGCAGCAATCCCACAGGTCGTATCTGCCATTTTTACAACCTTTCGGAACATAAACTGGGGCGAACTTGGATCAAATATCATTGCGGGAATCAAAGATGGCGTAGTGAATGCGGCAAGAAATCTGGCGGACGCTGTAGCAGACGCAGCGAGAAATGCACTAGACGCAGCAAAAAATGCACTGGGAATACATAGCCCGTCAAGGGTTTTTCGTGATCAAGTTGGAAAACAGATGGCAGCGGGACAGCTGATCGGATATGAAGAAGGAATGGAAGATAACGCGGATGCATTTGAAAAAGCAGCCAGTAAGAGCGTACCAACCACAATAGATGGCTATTTTGCTTCGGGTGGTACAAATACACACCAGACAACAGCACCGACGCCAGCGAGTGGATTTACACAGAATATCACTATCAACAGTCCGAAAGCCTTGTCGCCATATGAAGTAGGACGACAAACAAGAAATCAAACACGACAAATGGTTATGAGGTTGAAAGGCGGGTGATCTAAACGTGAAGACGATAACTTGTAGGAATGACGTAGGACAGGAAGCAATATTTGCATACGATCACGATAATTGTGAATATTTTCTGGTTAGCTGTGACGGAATTTACAGTGTAAAAAACACTGTATCTACGTCACAGAACGCGACGACAGACGGAACGACATATAATGGCGAAGGGCTAGAACAACGCAACATTGTGATTACGGCAAATATCAGAAGAAATCACAGACAAAATCGTGAGTTTCTTTCAAAAGTATTTAAAATTCATTCGGAAGGGACATTCATTCATGAAGAAGAAGGTGATCGACGTGAAATCAAATACAGGGTAGAAAGTATCGAAGTTGAAGAGACAGGCGTGATCCGACTTGCAACAATATCGTTGATATGCACGGATCCGTATTTCACGGATGCGTCCGGGACGATAAAAATTGAAATGTCACAGTGGTGTGCAGATTGGAAATTTGAATGCGAGATACCAGAAGAAGGAATGGAGTTCGGACACAGAGAAACAGACGCAATCAAGCAAGTGGACAACGAAAGCACAAAAGACGTCGGGGTCACGATCACGATGGAAGCAGATGACACAGTGGTGAATCCAATCATATATAATCAAACGACGTCCGAAACATTGAAGCTTATTTGCACAATGCTTCCGAATGATCAGATAACAGTAAAAACTATAGAAGGTGAAATCACAGTCGAACTACTCCGAAACGGCGTGACAATAGACTATAACTACACTGTAGACGAAGATAACGACGGATATATTCAACTTGTTATGGGGCGAAATGTAATCAAGTATGACGCAGACGAAGGGGTGGAGTATTTGAATGTTAAACTTGAATACAAAAATCAGTATATGTTTGCATAGAAAGGGGAAAGGGAATGTCAGAAGAAAACAAAGTGATTGTTGTTTCGTATGATCAGAACTTGAACCGACTAGGAGTAATTGACGTGTTCAGATCTTTGATCTGGACACGAAAATATTATGAATGCGGAACATTTGAACTTCATGCGCCACTTAATGAAAGAAATTTGCAACTACTTGCAGAAAACAACATTCTGTCAAAGCGGGAGTTCAAAGACAAGAACGGGCATATCGTAAAAACGACAAGCAAAGAAAGCGGAATAGTTGAGTATATAGCGATTGACGACACAGTGAATGAAATCACGGCAAAAGGGCGATTCTTGCCTGCGATCATGGACAGAAGAGTAATAAAAACAGTCGTAAACTTCAACGGAAAGACAGAAGCAGGAATGCGAAAACTGGTGCAGTCGGTGACCGCAATGCCGTTCGTAGAACTAGGAGAATTAAAAGGATTCACAGAAACAGTCCGCTTTCAAGTTTCGTACAAAGAACTGTATACATATATGTGCAAGCTGTCGAAATATAGCAATCTTGGATTTACTATTCGCGCAGACTTCAAGGCAAAGAAGTTTTTCTTTGAAGTATACAAGGGAGTTGACAGAACAGAATCACAGAGAGAGAGAAGCCGTGTTTGTTTCTCGGAAATCCACAAGAATTTGAACGGCGTTGCATATGTATTCAGCAATCAGAACACGAAGACATGCGCAATCGTGGCGGGTGAGGGAGAAGGAGCAGCAAGAACGCTGGTGACAGTGGGCGGCGGCACTGGCTGGAATCTTCGAGAAGTTATTGTTGACGCAAGGGACGTCCAGAAAGACGACGACATGACAACGGCGGAATACACAGAAATTTTGAAACAGAAGGGAAATGAAAAGCTGGCTGAATATGGAATTGTGGAAGCTATGGACGCACAGACAAAGCCGTTTGTCAATTTTGTATATCGTGAAGATTACGATCTGGGCGACGTTGTGACAGTGAAAAAGAAAATGTGGGGAATAGAAATGGACAAGCGAATCACGGAAATTCAAGAGATCTTTGAAAACGGCGGATTCGATATAGTTCCGACGTTTGGTGATCCACTGCCAGAAACAGTGAATCTTGATGATAATTAGAAAGAAGGTGAAACAATGGAAATAGCAACATTCTTCAATTCGAAGGGCGGGGACAGAAAATATAATGCTGCACACTGGGCGAATTATTTCAAGCCGTTGTTCAAAAGCGGAGTATTCAACGGAGATCTTCAAGTTGTTGCGAATGGCGCAATGTCAGTGACTGTGAAAGCGGGGTATGCGTGGCTTATTGGCTACGGCTACCAGAACACAGAACCACTGGTCATTGATCTGGAAGTCGCAAGCGGAAATCTGAACAGATATGACGCTATCAAGATTAAGCTGGATCTATCGGCAAGAACGATCACGGCATACGCAGACAAAGGCGGGAATGCAGCTTCACCAGCAAAGCCAGCAAACACAAGAAGCGACACTGTCTTTGAAATCACAATCGCAGAAGTATAC